GGATATTGGTCGTACCAGTGTTTCAATCGAGGCAGTAATGTGTGATGTCAAAGTTTGTGGTGGCATTTTCGCTGGTGATGTATTTGGGGACAGGTGATGACCGAAGACCTGTTGATACAAATCTCAGATTTTATAATGTGGATGATTGTCTTTATTTTGCATCTCGTTTGGCTGAACGACACGGTAACTATAGCCATATAGATTTTATTGACCCGAGGGACAGGGTTACGACATACTGTGTGCCTAAAGCATACGACCCAACCCTTGTGGAGATATTCTGATGTTAGCTGAGTTAGCCGCTGCTAATGCTGCCTTTGCTGTTATCAAGCAAGCCGTCACTAATGCTGGTGATGTGGCTAGGGCTGGCTCTGCGCTTACCTCTTTTGCCACAGCCAAGGAAGACTTGGAAAAGAAGCTGCGCGGCAAGAACAAGGCCGCCGCAAACCAGTCAGACCTAGAGGCTTTCCTAGCCCTAGAGCAAATCAAGCAATACGAGAAAGACCTGAAGGAAGTTATGATTTACACAGGTCGCCCCGGACTATGGAGTGACTGGCAAGCGTTCCAAGCCGAAGCTAGGAAAGAACGCCGCGAGGCAGAGCTAAAGGCTGAGAGGCGCAAAGAGTTTATCACTGAGATTGTTATTGGCTTCCTTGCCACTATGATTGCCATTGGTTTCCTTGGCGCTGGCATATATTTGCTAAGGGGTGGCATGTAATGTCTGCATCTACTATACTAGAATGGAAGATAGTACCTAGGTTAATGATGCTAGTTATGACGATAATGTATATCCGTGTCATTGAATGGGGGATGAGTTTAGAAGATTTAAGCACACAACAGAGCGCGATGATTAGTGTCGTATCTGGGGCAATGACTGGCGCATTTGCGGTGTGGTTGGGAAGTGAGGCAAGGAAATGATACAAGCACTTATTGGCCCTGTCACTGGGCTGCTAGATAAGTTTATCGAAGACAAAGACCAGAAAGCAAAGTTGGCGCATGAAATAGCGACAATGGCAGAAAAGCAAATGCACGAGCAAGCGATGGGTCAGCTTGAGATTAACAAGGCTGAAGCCCAGCATAGGTCTATCTTTGTTGCTGGCTGGCGTCCGTTCCTTGGTTGGTGTCTTTCTTTTGCGATGCTATGGCATTTTATGATTGCCCCATTTATAATCTTTGGTGCAGGGATGGCAGGGATGGAACTGCCTGAACTGCCTGTATTTGATATGGATAGTTTGATGACTGTGCTTCTTGGGATGCTCGGACTTGGCGGTCTCAGGACATATGAAAAGGCGAAAGGATTAACGAAATGAAGAAAGGTTTATACGCAAACATCCACGCTAAACGCAAACGGATTAAGGCTGGTTCAGGCGAGAAGATGCGTAAGCCCGGCACTAAAGGTGCGCCAACTGCTAAGGCTTTTAAGCAATCAGCAAAGACAGCTAAGAGGAAGAAATGATGCCATTGGTTCAGGGTTATTCCAAGAAGTCTATCTCTAAGAACATTCGGGGTGAGATGAAGCGCGGCAAGCCACAGAAGCAAGCCATTGCCATTGCTTTGTCAACAGCTCGTAAAGCAAAGAAGAAGAAAAAGAAATGAACATTGACAAGTTGAGAGAAGAGCTAGCGGCTGACGAGGGTTGCAAGTTTGAAATCTATCTTGACCATCTTGGCTATAAGACATATGGCATCGGGCATCTGATTACTGAGGATGAGCCTGAGTATGGCTATCCTGTTGGTGTACCTGTTGGTGAAGACCGTGTTATTGAAGCCTTTGAGACAGACATTGCTATCACCATAGCCGACTGCGATATTCTGTTTGATGACTTCGCCACGCTGCCAGAAGAGGCGCAACTTATCCTTGCCAATATGATGTTTAATATGGGCTTGCCAAGGATGTCCAAGTTCAAAAAGATGATTGCGGCTGTTGAGGCTGGGGATTGGAGCGAGGCAGCGGTTCAAATGCAGGACTCAAAGTGGTATAATCAGGTCACAAATAGGGCAGAACGCCTTATTGAGAGAATGAGGAATGTGACGAATGCCTAAGAAAGCAGACCCTAGATTAAAGCGAGCTGGTGTTAGCGGCTATAACAAGCCCAAGCGCACACCTAGCCATCCTACCAAGTCTCACGTTGTTGTGGCTAAGTCTGGGGACAAGGTCAAAACCATTAGGTTTGGACAGCAAGGTGTTTCAGGTGCTGGTAAAAGCCCAAAGACAGCATCGGAGAAGGCTCGCCGTAAATCATTCAAGGCGCGTCATGCAGCAAACATCAAGAAAGGCAAGATGTCTGCGGCATATTGGGCAAACAAGGTCAAGTGGTAGCACAGAAAGGATTTAGCTATGCCAATGGGTAAAGGTACATACGGTTCAAAGCGTGGTCGTCCACCGAAGATGGCGAAGCCCGGCATGAAGAAGCCAGCCAAGCCAATGAAGAAAAAGAAATAAAAAAAGCCCCAGCGGTGAAAAAGAAAAACCGCCGGGGCAAGTTACCCTTGGGAAAACTGAACAAAACCAAGGGTGGGGAGAAACTAAGCTGTTTTAACGGAGTCTATTTCTGCCTCCCTCTCTGCAATAAGACCTCGTAAATCCTGATATATCTTAGTGTAGTCTGCATCTAGTTCTGCGTCAATACTGCGTAACACTGTTGTGTGGTCTTTGTTAATAAAGTTACCTATCGTTGGAAAGCTAGCCTCAGAAAACTCCTTAGCTAGTTTGCAAAAGATACGCCGTTGTTGTGCTAGACTGTAAGTTCTGCGCCTCATTCTTAGCTGTTTGTAAGTGATGCCATATTTTTCGTGCATCACTCCGGCGATGTCTTCCAGCCGTGTAAATCGTTTAGTCATCAAGAGATAGAACGAATCCATCGTTTTCATGTGTTCTATTTTCTGACCGCAAGTTGAGCATTTCATCAAGGCAATTTCTCCATCTGTTATAACAATAGACTTTTTTCCGTCCGTTTATAATCCAGCCACCCTCAGCGACATAATGCTGAAACCCACAATGGTCGCAACTAATACGCCTGGTGAGGGTGGGCTTTCCTTTAGTCTTCTTCGCCATACTTCCGCTTCGCCTCTTGTGATTTGGCTATTAGTTCTTGAGCCATCCACAACTGTTGCTGGGTAGTCTGGTGGTGGAAGTAACTCTTGCCATCTATGGTGATGAGAAGCCCATCATCATAGACAGCAATAAGTATTATGTGAGCCGCTTCCATCTCAGAATGGCACATCATCATCGAGGCTGAGGCCACGACTTGCACTGACAGCATCGGCTAGTTTCTTCATGCCGCCTTGCTTTAGGTCAGAGCCAAGGTCATCTGTGCCATGTTGCTTAGTTGGGATGGTAAGGGAAATCCCAAGCGAACCATCGCCATCCTCAAAGACAGACACGCGATACTGCTGGTCAGCCCTGAGATGGATGTCTGCTGGTGCGCCATCCTTGTATGGAACAAACTTACTGTTGCCCCATTTAGCCGCCCCTTTATCGTTCGGGAAGACTTTAATGTTCATAATCTTTTGGTAGTTCGTAGCCATGGTAACCTCCTAGTTAAGTTCGGCTAATCTGTTTTGGAATAGGGTGAGGATACTCTGTGCTTTTTCCTCGTCCCTAGTCCTCAACTCTTTGATGCGAGGCTTCAACTCAATGAAGTATTTCTCGACAGTGTACTTGCTTTTTTTGCCAGTAAGAGTGTTGGCAATCTCAAAGTAGAAGTTTCTATCCCTAGTTGAATAGTCAATGCCATCATCTTCTGGCTCAGCTTGTGGTGGTTCAGGTTGAACAGGCGGCGGCGCTTCTGATGGGGGAGGAGGGACATCAGCGCTGCCCACCGCCTGACTGTTCAGGTTCTGTTGCTTTCGCCCGACAGCTTCCATCTCATTTGCGCTTGCGTATTCACCGCCAGACAAACCGATGGACGCTAAGGCACGGCCTACGGCTGAAGTCTCACAGTTCTCAAGGGCTGATGTCTTATTGACATGACCCTCGCCACGGATTTCTTCAGCCATACCAGAACCAATAACGATTCCGTTCTCATTTGTGATTATAGCTTTAACCACGACACGATGTCCATCGTCAACTAGGACTTGCGTGTCAACGCCATAATCTAGGCCAAAGATTGTACGGAAGGCTTCCATTCTGTGAACGACTTGGGTGTATTTCTTGCCGCCACGCTGGGCTATTCCGTGTTGTTTATGGAACTCATTAACAAGTCCCATTGCATCCATAATTTTACTGCTCATAGTCACTGTCCTCCAGTTTATCCATGTAGTTGCTCATCATACGCATGGCAAAGAACAGTGTTTCTGCCAGTTCATCCATGCGCTTTTCTAGTTTCTTCATACGCTCATTCTGAAAATCAATCATCTGTGCGTGTTCTTGTTCAGTCTCAGTCATTGGTTTTCTCCTCTTTTTTTGTCCGTTCTTCATAATCAGCCTTAGCCATTTCGTATGCTGTGGTGGGGTCAACCAACTCCGTTATTCGTTCAAATTCTCTTTGAACATTCGCACAATACTGTTTCATGAAAGTGGTTGTCACATCTATCTTCTTTTCATCAGGTTCATCCTCATCGAATGGGCTATGAAACCCAAAGTATATTCCATGCTTATCAGCCTCAGTCTTTAGCCTAGCCATAAGAAGGCAAGCCTTTGACCACCTAAGGCATTCATCAACATTGATATCATCATCAAAAGATTGGGTGTCTTTCCAGAAATGTTGCATCGCCCAATCAGTAATTAATTGAAACTCATCTTCAGTCATTTCTAGTTTTATCATCTTTACCCCCCTTGAATAGCTGGTTCACATTATTGTTTTTAAGTTTGTATCGCCTGTCCTGTCGGCTTGGTGAGCGAGGCGGTATCTTAGGGACTTCCATCATACCCCTTAGCTTTTCTTTCATTTCCTTAAATGAGACAACTTGGTTCATCACACTCTCCATGCTTGTTTTGCTATATTAAGTATTTCCTGTCCGTGCCTTGCCCCAATCTGACCATAATCAGGGGCAACCATACCAAACAGGGTCTTCCAGTTACCCATCGCCGCCTTCATCAGGTTCTGCACGGCTAACCAACGCCCCACAATCGTGTTATAAGCGTCCTCCAGCGCCTCTGGCTTCAGAGCAGGGCAATTATCCTCCGTGGCTATGTTATAGCCGTCAGAGGTCACGAAAAGCAGAGCAGGACGCAAGCCAGTAGCCTTCCAATAGACTGCCTGTTGCATGACCTGTTGCTCTGTGGGTTCTGTCTTAGGTTTTGGTACTCGCCATGTCCGTGTGCCATCCTTTTTGGGTGGGTTACGAACAGGCAGAGAACACTTGAGGTCAATCTGTTTCTCTTCATCAGCGTAATCTAAGAACAGGGTGACTGGTACATCAATGCGTTCATCCCAGTAAAAGCGTTGATATTCACCCTCGATGGGACTATCACCAAAGAACTCTTTGACCCCGGCAATAGCATTGAGTGACATCGCCTCAACATGCTCGATGAACTCAGCCTTTTCTTCAGCGTCCTTGCCATCATCCCAGTCTTTAGGCTGGTACTGCATGAACTCTGTGCGTCCCTTGGTAATCGCTTCCGCAATCGGGATACCATCGGTCTGACCAAGGATGGGACTGTATTCATGCAAGCCCAGATGTAGGTCTGCAACCATTTGCACCACCTGACCAGCTTTAGGTCGGGCGGAAAATGGAAAGTTCATCTGGTATTCTTTTCTGAGATACATCTTTAAGATGTGTTCATCAATGGGCTGAGTGCCACCACTAGCAGACACCCAAACCCTGCCAAATTCTTTTGAATAATCAGGTACTTCGTATTCCATAACTCCTCCTCGCTATGCGTTTCAATGACCTACAACTAGCATCCGTTTGCCATACTGTCAAGCCTGTGTTATATAATATTTATGTTTTTATCTGCTTACATCAAAGAAAAGGGAATGAGTCAGAGGCAGTTTGCTGAGGCTTGCGGCTTATCTGAGGCTGGCATTTGTCGGCTGTTGAAGGGTGAGCGTTTCCCATCACCTAGCACGATATACATTATCTATCAGGTGACAGATGGTCAGGTAGGGGCTGAAGATTGGTTTAGGCAGTCAATAGGGGAAGAGAAATGAAAGAATGTCCAGAGTGTTTAGGAACTGGTGAGGTTGAGGTTGATATCGCGGTTGTTGATTACATGAATGGCGGCTATATCAGGACTGAAATGGATATATGCCCAGAGTGTGATGGGTCGGGTGAAGTGGAAGATTGGGATGAAGAAGATAACGATGAGGCTAGCGATGATTGACGACCCAGTACCTGATGGTTGGTATCGGGTTCTATTAGGTGGTTGGTACGCTGAGATGGGCAGATGCCTATGGGTGAAGGATGACTAACGGTCGCAACAAAGGGGCTAGTTGGGAAAGAACCGTAGCCTCAATGATAAAGGAAAATTTAGGCGCAACGGTGAAGCGTGACCTTGAGCAGTATAGGTCTGGTGACAGGGGCGACCTGATTGGATTGGATGGGTTTGTCATCGAGTGCAAGCGGTACAAGATGGCTAATGGTGGGCATCATCATCAGGACTGGTGGAATCAGGTAGAGAAGGCTGCTGACTCTCAGGGTTGCCATCCTGCTTTAATCTATAAGTATGACCGGGCAGAGCCAAAGGTTGTTGTTCGGCTGTCATTTCTCAATGATGAATATCAGGGCAAGCCCGACACCGTTACGGTCAGCTTTGACACTTGGTGTATGTTGGTGAGGGAATACTGGGCTAGTCATGTACAAGCATGACCCTAAAAAAATAGCCGCGATGTTTGCCATTCCCAAGATACCAGAGCCACCGAAACACCGCAAAACTCACGCAAAGGTCAGCAAGCCTGACCTAAATAAACGGCTTCCAGTAAGGCCAGTTGACAAGTCTTAAAAAATATGTTATCCCCTGCGGAGTTTGACGCATTACTTAGCAGTATTACTAAGCAGTACACCAAAGAAGTTCCGCAAATCATAGCGGTATTGCTTAGCAGAATAGATGCTATATTTTTTCTATAAAAAAAAGAAGCAAGGCTAAGTGCATAGCCTTGCTTTAGTATTACTAAGCAGTACTACTAAGTAATACTGCTTAGCATTGCGTCATTTCTTTTCTAGTTCTAGGGCTGACAAAGCCATCACTACTGTGCGCGGTATTTCTGTTGCTCCGCTTTCATAGTTTCTGATAGTGCGTTCTGTTATGCAGAACTTATCTGCGAGCTGTTTCTGTGTCAGGTTCATGAATACACGCTTATGCTTTAGTTCTTGCGGTGTCATTTATCAGCCCCCCAAGCATCGTCTGATTGGGTTTGTGATAGTTCGTCACGCTTTTCAGCCCAATGCGGTTCAGAAGCCTCCAGAATGTCAGCAATCGAATAGCAATGAAGATAGTCACCGTGAATTGCGATGATGTTTGTTACTATCTTTCTAGCCTCATCATAGGTATCAGCTAGTTGGTAGTGGTCTTCAAAGGTTTCTTTGTTGCCAGAAACATAGCGTAAAGTATGATTGACTATAAGCATTAGTCTGCCTCCCTTTCCACAAGATGTTCTGCTGTTATGTAGTCAGAGATTGTAGAATAATCGTATTGCGGTATGTCAAACAACTTTACACTACCATCATCATTTCTCACATAGTCATCAGCATCATCATCAACGAGACAAAAACTCATGTCCCAGACTGCTACACTGTAATCTTTATTTGGTTTTGCCATGTCTATTTCTCCTAAAATGTGCCGTGGTGTAAATCAAAGTTACCGCAAAGAGATTTCATGGCTTGGTTTAACTCTCTAACCGTGCCTGATTTCAGGTCAAAGTCTTCTGACCATTCTGCAGCAAACAAAACCAAGGCGTGTTGTGCCCTATCAATAGCGTTTTTCTGGGCAGGTGTTAGCATTTCCTGGGCTTCGCTTGCCCTATTAGTCCAATACTCCGCCCTTTCCTCTTCGGTCATATTGCATAGGTGTTTCGGTCTTCCTCTGGTCATGGTGTTACCCTCCTATTTGAGCCAGTGTTATGATTACAGTAGCCACGATAGCCACTGCTACGAATAGCCCAGACAGAATTTCAGTTAAGATTTCTGTTTTGCTCCTGGGCTTATATAATGGCTTGCTATGAAGCCAGTTATATATCCGGTCATTTCTCATTAGTCCATTTCCTCCATAATGTTATTGATTGAGATTAAGCCAAGCCCTATCAAGCTAAGGCCTATCATCGCTAGCATTGTTCCGATTGCTAAGCTGATTAGCGTCATGCCGTCAATGGCGGCAATCCCTGCTAACAATAAGACAATGCCTGACATGATTGCTAAGATTCTTGTGATGATAACCATTTCTCATCCCTCCGTTTCTGGCTTTTTCATATATGTGTACGAATAGAGCTTATTGTGCAGCTCCTTTGTTTGCTCATGTAATGTTGCTATAGCTTGCCAATCGCGCTCTTTTGCATCCATAAGTTCACGCATTCTATCAGTTAGCTTTAGATATTGTTCGCGTTCTGATTGTCTTTCTTGCAGTAATTCAAGTTTAGTCATTTCTCATGCCCCCCTTAAAATGCCATGATGAGATAGTTGTTATTATCTAATGGGATTGCGTTTGTATGGTCTAACAATGCCTCATAAAGCTCATCAAAGTTTTCTGCTTCACTGAAAAGATGCCCGTATTGGTCAGCAATCTCATCAGTATCCATTTCTGACCAGTCACAACGAATGGCAATCGGGTCAAAGTCAATTTCTTCACCAGTACATTCTGATAATTCAGTGTACCAGTCAAACAATGCACGCGCCGCGCATCTTGACCATGCCGCGTATTGGTCACTGCATAAAGCATTGATGAATTGAGATTCATTGATTTCAGCTTTAATAGTCATTTGTATTCCCCTTTATGGTTAAGTTTCTGATAAGTATTGGCCTCATCAGCATGGTCATAACCCATGGACGGGCAAGGCCAAGCCCTGCCCGTTTCGGCCTATTATTTAGCATTGCGAAGATATGCGCTATATGACGGCATTCTTTTAAGTACTTCTAATTTGTAACCGTAGTTTTGTTCTAAGATTCTCTTAGCTTGCTCATATTCGCTTGGCCTTGCCGGAACAGTATTAACCGTTGCATAGCCATAACTTGCCGCGCCATGGCCTGATACGCTGTCCCATATGGTTATGTTTTTGTTATGGTCGCATATGAGGTATGGAAAAACAGCGCTTATTTGGCCGTTGTTTTCAAGTCTAAAGCATACTTTCGTTTTCATGATAGTTTCCCCTCTTCTTTGCTGAAAGTTATTCCATCGAAGATTTTAACCAGTAGTCTATTGCGTTCTGTTATCTGGTCGCGTTCTTCTTCAGTTATTGCATAGGGTGAATGGTCGACCTCCCATTGTGTCATGTGTTCAATGGCATCATGCGCTGCGTCCTGCGCTTCCCATTCTGTATCGTATGTTGTGATAGTCGGGTTAGTGTCCAACATATCTGCGTAAACTGCTACTTTATAGAATCTTTGCATTGTTTTATTCTCCCGCATTAGTAAGAAAAGTTAAGACAAAGCTGCCCATGGCTAGCATCCCAATAAGGGCAGCAAAAGGCGCGATAATAGGAAAGTTTAAGGCAAAGCTAGCAATCAATCCTGCCGTTGCTAGCATCACCACGATTAAGTTTAGAAGCATTAAATGAATCATTGTTTTATTCCCCCCTAAAGCTAGCGTTTAGAATATACC